AAAGAAACCATATTCATTGGTATCCAGGTCATACTTTATTTCAAATCCATTACATACCGTACAGTATACATGAACCTTTACAGTTTTCATCAGACAAAACTAAATGGCTTTCGCCATCCCTTCTTCTTATTTTTCTGCATATATCGTTCTTTCCGCCACCCCATACTACCATAGGGCGCTTTTATCTCCGAGCGTTTAATAACTGGCATTTCGCTATTATCGATAGTAAGCGCATCAGCAATCACAATATCTCCGTGTGTCTTTCGAGCAGATTCCCCTTCATTTAATAAATCAGCAGGACCTACACCACCACCTGGATAATGAATATATAACGATATTTGTTCTAATCCCTTTTCAGAATGATTTATATAGGTTCCAGTTGCTAATGCCCTATCATAATCGGTTAATAATTCTACTTTACTTTGATTACCAGTATGAAAACCATACTGCTGGCTCTTTTTATCAACTATTTTACCGGGTTGTTGCGCCCGATAGTAATATGGATACATATATACTTTAACTATCTGTCGCCCGAAATCCCAACCTGGGCCGTTGTTTTCCCATTTTAATAGCGGCAATGCTCTCGGCTTTCTACCCCCAATCCATATAGCAATAGCTACTGCTACACGCGCCATTTCATAAGGCGGAACAGTCGCATCACGCCATTCTATTATCTTTTCGTTTGTCTCCATACACTTGACTGACATAACCGATTCTGAAGCACCCTGTCCTTTACTTATATCAATCCCTATAATGTAAGTCTTTGTCTGGTCAGGTCTGCCATTCGGCAAGGCGCACCATACACGAAGCGGTCCTTTACTATCCTTAACTATTTTTACAGCTTTTAATCTCCTGTCTCTTATTACCTTTTTCACATCCACGTCTGGTATCTTTTCATCCAACTGTATACAGTGTCTTGTCTTGGGTGGTCTCGCATATAAAGCTATATGCTTATCAACATTTGCCAGAGTAAAGAATACGTCACCTGCTTCTACATCAAGACGCAAAACTTCTCTGGCTAACTCAGACCTGGGCCTTATCTTTTCCTCATTATCAAACCACGGAGAACGTATTTCCCATTCACCGAGTTCATTCTTAGCAACATACCTGTTCGCACCTTTTTGCGGATGTTCGTAAAACGGTAATACAAATACCTCAATCTGGTCTACACTACGTTTCCATTTACTATATTCAGCAGCAGCGCCTCTTGGAGACGGCGTAGAATTTACTATACGCATTAGTGCCGCATCACGGGTTGCTGAACGTATCTGCACATCATTAGCTACTTTGGCAAATTCATCAAGTAAAATAATCAAGCGCCTATCACCAGAGGCTGCGTGCTCCGTGGTAGACTCACCATCGATACAACTCTGATTAAGTATATTAAGCATATGCATCTTTGTACGGTGTTTCTGTCCAGGATGACATTGCGGGGGAACCATCCATTCGGGTAGCCAGTCGTTTATATAATCATGCTTTTGAAATAAGGTTTTCATGTTGCCAGTCTGGTCTACGTATTCACGTACACGCGACATCTCAAGAAGCTGTGAATTATCTCTGAACAGCCACAACCAATGTAAGAATACTACGCATATCCAGGACGCTCCCATATCACGGGACTTGTCAAACAAAATATCCTTGCCATTATGCAAGCACCATTCTAATTTATCAAATGCTGCATCCTGAATATCCCAGGTAATAAAAGGCACGTGAGTCTGTGGCGCTTCTATTCTACCACCAGTTTCAGGATTCACATCAAACTGATGATACGTCATCACAAAAGCATTTACCCAGTATTTCAAAGAACTTGCGCAAGCAGACATCAAATCTTTTTGCATACCAACGTCGTTTTCCGACGCTATAAGCAGCTTTTTGCGCCATTCCAAATTCTCGCGTTCGCGCTTTGGAACTAACAATCCTGTTTTATCACATTTCCAATAACGATAATTACGGGGAAATGGAGTTTCTAACTCCGGTTTTTCTACTGTCTTCGTATGCATTTTCACTCGTAACTATTGAATTAAGCCGCTTCTTAGTCTCTTCAGCCATTCGTTCACTGACTGATAGTCTCTTTTTCCGTGGGTCTTTTTCCAACGTATTAGGAACTTTACCTTCAATTCTTTCATAAATCCGATTTATCATAGTTTTATTCGGAGGATAAACTATAGTCTTCCGTATATCACCGACAAAAGTTTCCTCTTTATACCCAAGTGCCATTTTCCACATCAAACGGACAAGGGCCTCGGCTTTCGTAGCCATTCGGTCCTCACCTGTATCTGGGTCTTTAACAACCTCTGTCTCTTCCTCTGCAATTTCTCGGAGGAATGAATTTAGAAGTTCGTCAGCTTTTGCCATTTAAGAATGCCTTTATTGTAGTATTCGTTATTACTACGCCAAATCCATCAGCACCACGGATACCACCCACTACAATTCCAATCAGTTCGCCCTTCATATTAAACACTGGCCCACCGGAATTACCAGGATTAGCCGCAGCATCAACAGTGAGCACAGGATTTACTCCAAAATAATCATCCTGGCGCTCTAAACCAGAAATTATACCATAAGTAACGGTATTAAAAAATTCTTTCCCATAAGGCGAGCCTATTATAAATACATGTTCGCCAACAGTAGCAGTTTTTGCTGGTCTTACTATACTGTATAAATTAGCATCGCAAGTAATAATCGCACAGTCATTATTCGGGTCATATATCCAATTTTTGACTGGTATATTAACGCCAGCATAATCAGTAATAACAATAGAATTTGCATCTTTTACAACATGTCTCGCTGTCACAATAGTATGCTTACCTATAATTACCCCGGAACCGCTCCAATCACCGTAACAATCTTGGCCGTGAATAAATACAGTAGACTCTTTCATCTTGTCCGCTATATATATCAATCGGTCATTTACCTGCCAATCCAGTATATTAAACTGGCCCTGTAAGGTAATAATCTTACTGTGCATACTCTGCATACCCAAAAACATTAAGAGCATCAATCCTGCACATACTAATCTCTTTGTCATTGTCTATCCTTCCTTGACTGGCTCTGCGGATTCCTTAGCAACGGCAGCCTCAGCGTCATAAGCAGCATCAACAGCCTTAGCAGCAGCCTCAGCATCATTAGCAGCGGTATTAAGAATAGCAGTAGAATCAATGAGACCCTTCAAGACCCTAACACTCTCTGCTAACGCTACATGGTCAGCCCGTGTTGCGGATAAGAGTGCTACTGCGGTATCTAAGTTATGTAAAGCCTGTTCATTCGTCATAATCGCCCCTTTCATTATAATCGATACAATTGATATATTAGGAAATTCGCCTTAGTCTCACCGAAGCTCCATTAACTGCGCCTTCGTAATGAAGTGTCGTATAGCCCTCTGGTATATGAATCACACAGCTTTCGTAAGGCGTACAGACCCACAGCACGTTCGCATCGGTAGTCACATCTGCTATCCCGAAATTCATCGACATAGCAGTACTGTCGGTTATAGCCGCTATATACGTAGCTACATAAGTCGCCCCGGCTACCACAGTAGCTGTATGGTCCGCGCCGATAATCGCGTCGGTCAATAATTGACCGCTTCCAGCTATTGGACTTGCGGATTGAGGCGTAGGCGGTACTCTGTTCCCGGCGTTATCACTTAAATAAGTTTCACCCATTAGTTAATTCTCCTTTATTTGTTTTTCTGCGAGTTCTATTGCCCGCGCTGCTCTTATATACGGTGGATAATGAGTCAGCATATAGTCTCTATCACTGCTATACTCAGGATAATGAGTCAGCATATAGTCTCTATCACTGCTATACTCATGTTCATTGTCACAAAGTGCTTCTTCGAGTAATTCTTTGCAAACTTCAAGTAACTCAGTATTTACCCCCATTAGTTAAGGCCCCTATCAATTTTAAGCCTGTTCACCCGTTCTCTGGTCTTACGACGCTGTATTTCTGATAAATCGCGCTGCATCGCACCGGGACTCGTTAGTTCAATGACCTGTTTAATAAACTCCTCTCTGGGCATATTCTTACCATGAGATGGAAATCCATCATATATCCTGGCAGCTTCTCTCTTATCCATCGTTCTCATCCTCTAATCTAATTACTGCTCTCTTTCTGATAGTCAGCGAACTCGTATCACTGTAATTATCATCTATCATATGAGCAACATATGGACATTCCCTACAATTACCACAGCTTTTCAATAGTTCAATAACTTCCAATAACTTCGTATGCTCTGGTTCATGCTGACATCCGAGAACCTCTATGTTATACAATATCTTAATGGCTTCTTTCAAGTCCATCATTTTACCCCTTTAGAGCGGCCACATATTCCGCTTCACCTGTTCTTTATGCTCTCTGTCCTCGCGTAACAGCCTAAGTTCATCTCTCAATTCCTTAACCTCATCAACTAACTTCTTCACGTCCTCGTCCATCATTTTACCCCTTAAAACCTCAATTTTAGTAATACATCCACGTGGTATCACCGTCTGATTCCGCTGTGCACCGCCTATCATATCCGCCAGATAGAGAAACTCGCTGTCCTGAGTCGTGTAGTAACCCACTACGCGACAGTCTGTATCCGCATGTGGAGGTCTGGAAGCTGCTAAATCGAACTGTTTCCATCGAGGGTCCTGAAAAATATCAAGAAAATGTGCTCGTAATATCGTATCCCGCTTGTACTTACGTATTCTCATGTTTCTTATACAACTCCCGCAAACTGGCCATACCAATAGCAACGCTTACTATGAACAATAAACTCATTGTTACTGTAATTATCCAACCCGCGGCTATAAGCATTATATTACCCATGCCAGAATAAATGTCCTATAATAGTCCCAATCAGCACTGGTAGGAACATTTTCACTCCACCGAACACTGCCCATGTAAGCGCGAGTAGTCCACACATAATGAG